TTATGGAAAGTATTGTGTTAAAAATTAAAAGGTAGATTGCTAGAGTGGTAATAGGCCGGTTTGCTAAACCGAGACGGTGCGAAAGCGCCACAAAGGTTCAATCCCTTTATCTACCGCCAAACAATTATGAGAAAAGTTTATTATTTTAAATCAAGACCGGGCGTTATCTGGGCCTATTTTCCCATGTACTCTAAGTGCGTAAGGTGTAGGGTTTACCCAGACATTAAAGAGCCGAGTTGCGATATCATTAGGAATGTTATGAATAGGTGTATAGTGTAATGGTAACACAACCTCCTTTGAAGTGGTTAATTTAGGTTCGACCCCTAATGCATCTGCCAAGTGTTTAATGAAATAATGACAGAACAAGAGTATGAAGCGTTAATTCAGTCATTAATAACTGAAGAAATAACAGTAAGTTCCCTGACAGACGAGATGTGCCGCAAAGTTTTGCGGTATTTAATTAGAAAAAATATTAAAAGGTAGATATGTTTCAATTCAAAATTGATACTAGTAAGTTTAAAAAAGCAGTAGAAGTGTGCCCGGAGTGTAAAGGGCTGGGACAAACAACTGAAACTGCTACTGTCTTTATGGATAGCAAGACTAAATCTCTAGGGTCGGGTTGTCCGATTTGTATGGGTCTTGGAAAGCGCCGCGGTATGGACTGCAATCCGATTTGAACTCGGAGGGGCTGTAACGGTCGGGGTTCGATTCCTCCGCTTTCCGCCAACCTTAGACAAAAATAATTCTTGACTTTTAAAGGTCACTTATTATATAATATAATAAGTGGCCTTTTTGGTTGCAAGGAGTTTAATGAATATATTTTACTGGATTTTAATACCTATTATACTTGTATCCTTATGGAATATATTCAGGCCGATCTTTGTAGAATTAAAAAAGAAAGACCCAACTAATATAGTAATTAAAAAGCCTGTAGCTTACTTTCTTGTAGCAAGCCTAGTCTCAGTGATTTTCTTTCCCTATATGTTATATTTGATTTATTTCGGTAGTTGCTCCAGTTTCCAGGAAAAAATACTGGAAGAATGCACAAAATTAGACCATAGTGTTAAATAAATCTTGACTTCAACCTCAATCTAAGATATAATATATTTTGTGTTGGCGGAGTATACGAAAATCGGTGACAGATTTTATTTAGCTCAACTTAGAGAGACTGGTAGAACAGTCGGAATTTTAACCAAAAAAAGAGGACGAAAAATGGCCTGGTCAGAAGATAAAAAAGCGGAAGCTGTAGCTATGTATATCAGAGCAGAAGCTACTCCAGAAAATTCGATGGAAATAGTGAAGGAAATCGCAGAAGAACTAGAAGAATCCCCTAATGGGGTGAGGATGATTCTTACAAAAGCAGGATGCTATGTTAAAAAAGCGAGTGGATCGGAAACTTCCGCAGCTCCCAAAGAAGGTAGCACCAAAGTCAGTAAGGCGGCCGCATTTGAACAGTTGAACGCTGCTATTAAAGCAGTTGGACTAGAGCCAGACGCAAGTATCATTGAAAAACTCACAGGTAAAGCAGCGCTTTATTTTGCGAGTGTACTAGCAAGCAAAGCTGTTTAGTTAAACAAAAATACCGGGGGAGTAGTCTTCCGGTATTTTTTCTGTCTAAAAGAACCAGCAAAGTTAAAGTTATGCAAAGATATTTAGCAACACTTTCTAAGGAACTATAGATGGAAAAAGAAAAGTTAAAAGAGCTTATGGTTCTTTATGGAGACGCTGTAATAACTTATCGTAGCGAGAATTCTAATAAGTTAAAATATAACGTATGCTGTATAGAGTTTGACAATAAGTACATACAAACAAAGAGTAACAGAGCTAAAGAAGCCGCGGATACCCTATTGCTGTTCTGCTGGGATACGGATTCGTATAGACTCATTAAACCTGAGAACGTAACTAGCGTAGTGCCTCTTAGTGCCATACTGAAAAATGAGTGATATTTACCACCGTATAGTCGAAGATGGGGAGCATAATCAGATAAGGCTTGCTATAACTGAGTTTAATGGGGTAGAGTACATAAGTTTGCGTAAGTATTATATTGATTTTGACGGGGAATGGAGACCCTCTAATGATGGAATATCTTTCCCATTAGATATGCAAAATACAAAAGAACTATTTATAGGCTTAGTAGAAATATTATCATTAGCTGAGTCTAAAGAAATAATTATAGAGCATTTTAAAGAATTACTATCCGAGATATACTAAAAAAATTACTTGACTTTCTGGTAAGTATCTTATATAATATATACTTCACTGGGAGTTTATATGGGTATTATGGATATTAAAGACTTTATGGATTTTGCTGCTAAGAAGTATTATGAAGGGCAGCCGGTCATGTCAGACGAAGAGTTTGACGCTTTAGCTGAGCAACATAAATATATTAGTGTTGGAACCAAGCACGCAGGTGGCCTTCGCCACACCTTCCCTATGTTCTCCCTTCAGAAAGTATATGAAGGAGAATCCCCTCCTTTCGATTCTAATGACGTGTATATTAGTGCCAAATTTGATGGCGCTGCGATAGCTATTACCTATATAGAAGGTATTTTATCAATAGCTTTAACGCGAGGGGACGGAGAAAGGGGCCAGCCTATTACAGATTTAGCAATAGCACTGGGGATCCCTTTATTTATAGCAACTACCTCCCCTGTAATGCAAATTACTGGGGAGGTAGTTGCTCCCAAATCAATTAAGAACGCTAGAAATTATGCGGCAGGAGCTTTGAATTTAAAGTCTGTTGCAGAGTTCAAAACCCGCGATTTAACTTTCATAGCTTACGGAGTTCAGCCTTACCCTACCGATAATTATGAAAACGACTTGTGGTGGATAGAAAAAGCAGGTTTTGCTACTATCAGAACTGTTCCTATGTATAAATTTCCTACTGACGGACATGTATACAGAATTTATGACAATAAAAAGTTTACAGAAATGGGACATACTGCTCACCACCCTCGTGGAGCCTATGCTCTAAAAACTAGAAAAGAAGGTATTGTAACCACTCTGAGAGAAGTTGTTTGGAATGTAGGTAGATCAGGGGTTGTTTCCCCTGTAGGGGTTTTTGATCCAATAGAGATTGACGGGGCTATTGTATCCAGAGCTACCCTTCATAATATGAAATATATAGAGGCTTTGGGCTTAGAAGAAGGATGTATGGTAAAAGTTATTCGTAGTGGAGAAATTATACCAAGGATCACTGAAAGAGTTGATCCTTGAAAAAAATAACTCTTGACTTTTCAGTTTAATTATTCTATAATAGTTCTTCAAGATGAGAAAAGAAATGTTCGCCACAAACCTCCGCAAAATTACGCCTCCCTCTAACTGCCCCAGTTGCGACTCGCACCTAGAGTGGCGTAATGATGTCCTATATTGTGTATCACTTGACTGTCCAGCAAAAAACTCTAAAAGAGTGGAACACTGGGCTAAAACTTTAAAAATAAAAGGTCTAGGACCGGCTACAATAGAGAAGCTAAATCTTCAATCAATTGAAGAAATCTATCAAATGGATTTAGCTCTTATGGTAGAACTCCTAGATTCCTCTAAGATAGCAATTAAGCTATATAAAGAGATTATGTACTCAACTGAGTCCTCGCTGGAAGATTTGCTTCCAGCTTTTGGTATACCTCTTATTGGAGATACCGCAAGTAAGAAAATCTGCAAAGTTATTTCGTGTATCGAAGATATCAACGAGTTAACTTGCGCAGAAGCGGGTTTAGGCCCGAAAGCAACTGAGAATCTGTTACAGTGGTGGAATACTTTCTCTGGAAGTTATTTGAATTTTCCATTTAACTATCAAGTAACCAAATCAGTTGTTAGTGCTACTAAAGGCATTGTGTGCATAAGTGGAAAATTAAATTCCTTTAAAAATAAAACTGAAGCTAAGGAAGCACTAGAAAAAGCGGGATATCTTGTAAAAGATACCTTAACTAAGGATGTAACTATTCTTGTAAATGAAGGCGGAGTAGAGTCCGCCAAAACTAAAAAAGCCAGAGAAACTGGCATAAAAATTATTGAAAATCTTAAGGAGATTATATGAGTAAAACACTTCCAAAATGGACTGACGAGCGTACCCAAGAACTTACTACTTTTGTAGGCGGAGAAAGCCCCGTCTCACAAGAGACTGTTGCTCAAGCAGCAGAACAGTTTGAAACCTCGAATCGTTCGATTTCAAGCAAACTTCGTAAAATGGGTGTCGAAGTTGAATTGGTATCAGCCAATGTTCAAAAAGCTTTTAGCGATGCTCAAGCAGACGCGTTAGAAGCCCTTATCACCAAAAATAGTGGTAAGTTCACCTACGGTGAAATTGCGGCACAATTCGAGGGCGGAGCATTCTCTGCTAAGCAAATTCAAGGAAAGATTCTTTCCATGGAATTGACCGATACTGTCCGCCCAACTCCTAAGCCTGAAACGGTTAAGACCTATTCGGATGCTGAAGAAGCTGTGTTTGTTAAGATGGTGAAAGGTGGTTCTTTCGTTGAAGAAATCGCTGAAGCCTTAAATCGCCCAGTAAATAGTATTCGTGGTAAGGCCCTATCGCTTCTGCGAACCAAACTGATTGAAAAGATTCCTAAGCAACGCGATATTAAAGGCGCTAAGCAAGAAGATCCTCTGTCGGATTTGGGTGACATCAGTGCCCTGTCTGTAGAAGATATCTCTGAAAAAATTGGTAAGACAGTTCGTGGCGTCAAAACCATGTTGACTCGTCGTGGGCTGGTAGCAGCTAACTACGACGGAATGAGCCGAAAAGAAAAAGCAGCTTCCGCTGGCTAATTAAGATCTAGCTTGTTCTCTTGGAAAGCGGGAAATTTAGGTTTCTCGCTTTCTTTTCTTCGTTTATGAAAATGTAGGGGAGTGTAATTGAATTTAGCTAGCATCCTATTTAAAAAAATCATTGCCGAGAATGATGTGGATGCTTGGGCCGGTCTGCAGAAACACTATTTAACGAAAGAATACAGTAAAATTCATAGTGTAATAGAAAACCACTATTCAACCTACTCAACAATTCCCAGCTTCGACGATTTAAAACTTTCCGTAAGAGACCGATCCTTGTTGGAAGAGGTCTACAGTTTAGAGAAAGCTGAAGATATCGACATACCATGTCTACAGCTACTAGAATATTTAAAAAATGAATTCACTCAGGTTGAGATTATGTCTCAGCTTGATAAATACTTAGAGACTTCAGTATCCATTGACAATGCGGAAGAAAGTCTTGTAAAGTTACAGGCTGTAGTATTACACGTAGAGTCTAAAGTAGAACTGGGAGACGTAGAAAATGATATGCGTCGAATACAACTCTTTCATACAGAAGAGGAAAGGGCTAAAAATATCCCACTAAGCTTAAACGCGGCGTACGACAGTGAAATACAGTTCTCTCCTAAGGATTTAATACTTGTAGGGGGCGCTAGAGGGGCGGGTAAATCTGTGGTTTGCGCTAACATGGCCGCCAATATATTCGAGGAAGATAAGTCGGTTGTTTACTTTACTATAGAGATGGACGCCAGGCAGATAATGCAACGTATTTGTGCTATCTCCACTAATGTTAGCATGACAGCTTTAAGAAATAAGACAATGACTATCATGGAATGGGAGAAAGTAGCAAAATGGTGGTCTAAAAGGTTTGAGGAGGGTGAAGTAGCTTATAAAGAATACCTAGACCACCGTTCGTTTGATAACTTCCATTCACAAGTAGTAAAAAAACCATTAAAAGCAGTACAAGTAGACATAATTTATGATGCAACCTTATCACTAGCAAAAATACGAAGTGAAATAGACAAGAAAGCTAAAACTATAGAACCTAGATTAATTATAGTAGACTACATAAACCAAGTAAAGCGAAATGTATCTAACTCTAAGTTTGGACAATATGAGTGGATGGAACAGATAGAAATAAGTAAAGCTTTAAAGTCAATGGCTCAGCATTATGAAATCCCTGTCGTAGCCCCGTACCAAATAGACGCTTCAGGGGAAGCTAGGTTTGCTAAAGGGATTCTAGATGCGGCAGACGCTGCATTCACCCTTAATACGCATGAAAAGAAAGATAAGTGTATAACATTTAAATGTGCTAAAATGAGAAATGCGGAAGAAAAAGATTTTACCTCAACTATATGTTGGGATACGCTAAAAATAGGTCCGGAGACAGCTAGTGTTCCCACAGTTAAAACTAAAGGAGAGCCAGAAGAGGCCGCTAGCGACATATGAATGTAGAAGAGCTCTTGACTGAAAAGAAAATACCTTTCACTCCTCACGGCAATGATTTAGTTGTAAG